CCGTCATCGTGGTCAGACAAGGCCGCGACCTGGTGGCAATCCGTCGCTACCAAGGCGAAGACACGATGGCAACGGTGGGCCGCGTCATTGACGCCATCGAAGAATTCCAACCCGCACTTGTAGTCCTCGACGAAGGGGGCTTGGGATACGGCATCCTTGACCGCCTAAAAGAGCAGCGGTATAAGGTCGTTCGGGGCGTGAATTTTAGTTGGAAGTCGAAGACCCCGGCGATGTACGCCAACAAACGCGCTGAACTCTGGGGTTTGATGCGTGAATGGCTGCAAACGGCGTCTATCCCGCAAGACCGACAACTGAAAGCCGACCTCACGGGGCCACATCAGAAACCGAATTCTTCGGGGTCGATCCAGTTGGAAGCCAAGAAAGACATGAAAGCGCGTGGCCTCGCCTCACCGGATGCCGCTGACGCCTTGGCCTGTACGTTTGCGTACCCTGTGGCAAGCCGCGAATACCGCGAGAAACCCCGCCGCGTCACCTCTTACGAGGGCGGCACCATGCATAACTCTTGGTTGGGTGCTTAATGCCGAGCGTTAGCGAGGTTTTTGGATAATGGCTCGCAAGTCTGTTAGTTTGTCGGTCGGTCGCGGCGAAAAGCAGTCCGTAAAAGCGGGCGCTGGCTTGACGGCGAAAGGCCGAGCTAAATACAACCGTGCGACGGGCAGTAACCTCAAGGCTCCGGCGCCAAACCCCAAAACTAAAGCGGATGCAGGACGCAAAAAATCGTTCTGCGCTCGCATGAAAGGCGTGGTTCGTAACGCTAAAGGCCCAGCCGAACGGGCCAAAGCCTCACTAAAACGGTGGAAATGCTAATGAGCAGTCATAAAAAGGGTTTGTACGACGCAATTCATGCTAAACGGCGTAGAATCGCTGCAGGCAGCGGCGAAAAGATGCGAAAGGTAGGTGCCAAAGGCGCACCCACGGCTAAAGCGTTCCGTGAATCGGCCAAAACGGCCAAAAAGAGGAAGTAATCATGGCTAAATACGATTATGCGGGCGTAATGCCGGGGTCAGTCACCGTTGGCGACATGATCCAGAACACCCGTGCGCTGCAAAAGCCCTCGCGGATGCAGCGTCCTGCCATGATGGCGCGTAAGCGGCCTATGCAACCGGACGCTGTCCGGACAACCGTGGACTTTCAGTCCACCCCGATGAAGACGCGGGGGATGCGCTGATGCCGCTCGTTAGATCGGCCTCCAAAGGCGCATTTCGCAAGAACATCAAGGCGGAAGTGAAGGCAGGCAAGCCTGTGAAACAGGCCGTTGCCATTGCGTACTCCGTCAAGCGTAAGGCGCAAGGTAAAAAGCGCAAATAACATGGCCCAAGACCCGACAGGCATGAAAGGGGCGGCGCAAGTCGCCAACTCCCCGCAGTCGCGTAAAACCCGCGATGCGGCAGACGTATTGGCGCGGATGCGCGACCGTCTGGAGCAGTCCCTGTCGGCGTATAGCGACTCGCGTGACAGCGAACTCGATGACCTGCGCTTTATGGCAGGCTCGCCTGATAACCGCTGGCAGTGGCCGCAAGAGGTCTTGGCGACCCGTGGCGCAGTGCAAGGGCAGACGATTAACGCTCGGCCTTGCCTCACCATCAACAAACTCCCGCAGCACGTTCGTCAGGTCACGAACGATCAGCGCCAGAACCGCCCGGCGGGCAAGGTCATTCCGGTCGATGACCAAGCGGACATTGAAGTCGCCGAAGTGTTCGACGGTATGGTTCGCCATATCGAATACATCTCAGATGCCGATGTCGCCTACGACACCGCCTGCGATAACCAGGTGACTTTTGGCGAAGGGTACGTCCGCATCCTCACCGAATACTGCGACGACGATACTTTTGACCAAGACATCCGTATCTGCCGTATCCGTAACAGTTTCAGCGTCTACATGGACCCGCACATTCAAGACCCGTGCGGCTCGGACGCTGAGTACTGCTTTATCACGGAAGATATGCCGAAGGATGAGTTTGAGCGGCTGTTCCCTAACGCCGAGCCGATCTCATCGATCAGCACTCGCGGCGTCGGCGATGAGCAACTCTCGCAGTGGATACGCGAAGATTCTGTACGGATCGCAGAGTATTTCTACGCTTATTACGACAGCGTAAAACTGCACCTTTATCCCGGTAACGTCACCGCTTACGGCGGCTCGCCCGAAGCCAAACAGATGGAAATGATGGGCCTTAAGCCCATTCGCTCGCGTGATGTTGAAATCCGCCGCATCAAGTGGATGAAGACCAACGGCTACGAAATCCTTGAAGAGCAGGAGTGGCCGGGTAAGTGGATTCCGGTCGTGCGCGTGGTCGGCAACGAGTTTGAGGTCGATGGGCGCCTTTACATTTCGGGCTTGGTGCGTAACGCCAAAGATGCCCAGCGGATGTACAACTACTGGGTGAGCCAAGAAGCAGAGATGCTTGCGCTCGCCCCGAAAGCCCCGTTTATTGGCTACGGCGGTCAGTTTGAAGGCTACGAACACCAGTGGAAAACGGCCAATACGAGCAACTGGCCATACCTTGAGGTCAACCCCGATGTGACCGACGCGCAGGGCGGCGTATTGCCGCTTCCGCAGCGTGCGGCACCGCCTTTGCCGCAGACTGGCTTGATTCAGGCCAAAATGGGCGCGTCTGACGATATTAAGGCGACGACCGGACAATACGATTCGAGCTTGGGCGCGACCTCTAACGAGCGCTCTGGCCGAGCCATCTTGGCGCGTGAACGGCAAGGCGACACAGGCACCTACCATTACGTTGATAACCTGGCTCGCGCCATTCGCTATGTGACGCGCCAACTTGTTGACCTGATCCCGAAAATTTACGACACGCAGCGCATTGCTCGCATCATCGGCATGGACGGTAAGACTGACACCGTGAAGATTGACCCGATGCAGCCTGAACCTGTCCGCAAGATCGTGGATGAGGCGGGTATTGTCATTCAGAAAATCTACAACCCGTCCGTGGGTAAGTACGACGTTGCGGTCACAACTGGCCCCTCGTACTACACCAAGCGCCAAGAGGCGATGGCGGCGATGGGTGAGATTCTGCAGGCCAACCCGCAGTTGTGGGCCGTGGCCGGTGACTTGTTCGTCAAGAACATGGACTGGCCGGGCGCACAGGAAATTGCCGAGCGGCTCGCCAAGACGATTGATCCGAAGTTGCTTGAAGCCTCTGATGAGTCGCCTGCGCTACAGGCCGCGCAGCAGCAGATTCAAGCAATGGGCGCGGAGATGGAGCAGATGTTCAATATGCTCCAGAACGTACAGAACTCTATGGAAGCCCGCGAAGTGCAGGTCAAGGAGTTTGAGGCGCAGGTCAAGGCGTACCAGGCGGAGACGGATCGCATTAAGGCCGTTGAGACGGGCTTGAATGAACAGCAAGTTCAGGACATTATCGCAGGCACATTGGCAGGCATGATGTCAAGCAATGACCTCGTTGCGCCGATGGTTCCACGTGAAACCCCCATGATGACCGAGGAAATGCCCATGCAGGGCGGAGAGTTGCAATGAAGGCGGCAGACTTTGTAGGCCATCTGTTTCTAGCGCGGGATGTCGCTCACAGCGTGCATCTGAATACGCGCTCGTATGCCAAACACAAGGCGCTGCAAGAGTTTTACGAAGGCGTCGTAGGCTTGGCCGACGACTTTGCCGAAGCCTATCAGGGCCGTCATGGTTTGATTGGCCCGATCTCGCTGCAGACGGCCAAGAAGAACACCAACATCATCGAGTTCATTCAGGACTCGCTTGATGAAGTTGAAGCAAGCCGCTACAAGGTTTGCGAAGAGAAAGACACCGCAATCCAAAACATTATCGATGAGATTGTGGGACTGTATCTTTCGACCCTTTACAAGCTCAAATTCCTCGCGTGAGGTTAGACCATGCAACTTCTGAATCCCCTTGACGCATATCCGGCCTTTACGGCCTCTTACACGGGCACGGCAGGTGTGACCTCCGCGTGGGCACCCGGCCCCGAGGGCGTCGTGGTGTGGTCTACGACCGCCGCGTACATCAAGGTCGGCGAAGGTGTGACCGCGACGACTGCGGACACCCCGATTCCCGCCAACACCCCGATCCCGTTCATCGTGCCGAGCGGCACGGGCGCTCCGTGGCGGGTGTCGGCTATTCAAGTGGCCTCTGGCGGCTCGGTGTATGCCAAGCCGATTAACCAAAACTGATGCCTTTTTACGGCGTACCCATCAACAATGGCATAGCCGTCGGGCTAGGGTCATCTATTGCGTTAGGGGTGCCGCCGTCGTCTCCTCCTGCAGGAGCGTCCTATCTTTTGCTTGAAGACGACTCGTTTGTGCTGCTCGAAGACGACAGCAAAATCGAACTGGAGTAAATCATGGCCGACACAAAGATCAGCGCATTAAGTTCTGGCGCTCCAGCGCAAGCGGGCGACGAGTACGTTATTGCCCGAAGCGGGTCTAACTTTAAGTTGACCGGCACTAACCTGCTCGGCCTAGTAACCGGCACGGCAAACACCTTTACCGCCGCGCAGACGTTCCGCGCTGCAAATGCGGTGCGCTCTGAAGTGGCTGCCACACAAGATGCCGTGGTGGTCGCAGGTCGCGCTGGCGGCACAAACTCGTATGCCGTCACGCTGACCCCGGCTACGCTGTCGTCCAACACGACGCTGACTTTGCCGAACGTGACCAGCACGGTTGCCGTGTTGGGCGCCGCGCAGACGTTTACTGCCGCCCAGACCTTTGCGTCGGGCGATGTCAAGATGACCGGCTCCTCGTCCGGCACCATCACCTTTGCGGTTCCTGCTGCGGCTGGCACCAATACGGTGACGTTCCCGGCAGAGACGATGACGGTTGGTTTCCGCAACATTCCTGCGGTCGGCACCAAGACGGGTAGTTATTCGCTCGCCACCGGCGATGTCGGCAAGTATGTGCAGGTTGGCACTGGCGGCAGTATCACGATCCCCGATGCGACCTTTGCGGAAGGCGATGTCATCTCGATCTTCAACAACACCACGGGCGCTATCACCATCACCTGCACGATCACGACTGCCTATATTGCTGGCACCGATGCAGACAAAGCGACCGTTTCTCTAGCAACGCGAGGTGTGGCGACCATTTTGTTCATTAGCAGTACGGTCTGCGTGATCTCCGGCAACGTGAGTTAAGCCATGTCAGGCATTATGAGTCTGCTGCTGGGCCAAGTCGTCAGCGCAGCGGCATACACAGAATACAAAATTTTCACCGCATCCGGTAACTGGACTTGTCCGACCGGCGTGACGGAGGTGGAATACCTTGTCGTCGCGGGTGGTGGTGGTGGTGGCGGTGTTTCTGGCGCAGGTGGCGGGGCTGGTGGCTTTCGCACAGGCACAGGGTTTTCTGTTACTGCCGGAACAAATTACAGCATTACGGTCGGTGGCGGCGGCGCTGGATCATCGCTCAACACCCGAGGCGTAAGCGGTAGCGATTCGGTATTCAGTACCATCACCAGCACCGGCGGTGGTGGCGGCGCATCAAGCAATACAGCGCCAAACTCAACCGGAGCAAATGGCGGTTCTGGTGGCGGCGGCGCATACACATATTCAGCGCCAAACTTTACTTCTGCCCCCGGCGGTTCTGGAAATACTCCGTCGGTCAGCCCTTCGCAGGGATCAAACGGAGGCGCGGGTTCTGCATCTGGCCCGAACTATGGCGCTGGCGGCGGCGGTGGTGCATCGGCTACTGGCAGCGGCGGCACATCCACGGCAGGTGGTAATGGCGGCGACGGCACGGCCTCAAGCATTTCTGGCGCATCTGCAACATACGCGGGCGGCGGCGGCGGCGCAGGACAAGGCGGCGGCACGGGCGGCAATGGGGGCGCAGGCGGTGGCGGCGCAGGCCAACCTATTGCCGACGGCACGGCTGGCACGGTCAATACCGGCGGCGGTGGTGGCGGTGGCGGTCAAACTGCGGCTCCGGGCTTCGTAAACAAAACGGGCGGCGCAGGCGGCTCCGGCATCGTCATCCTTAAGTACACCGTACCCGTGCAGTCTGTCGTCGCCACGTTCACATCAAGCGGCACATGGACTGCTCCGAGCGGTGTCACCGAGGTTGAGTACCTTGTGGTGGGCGGTGGCGCGGGTGGTGGCGGTGGCAGCGGTGGTGGTGGCGGTGCTGGTGGATTCCGTACTGGCACGGGATTATCTGTTACGGCAGGAACTGACTACACCGTAACGGTTGGCGGTGGTGGCACCGCTGGCGGCGTAAATGGGTACGGCGGCAACGGCAATAATTCCGTTTTTAGCACTATCACCAGCACAGGTGGCGGTGGTGGAGCAACTTATGTTGGGGTGCCGGGCAACGCCAACGGCAACAATGGCGGTTCTGGTGGCGGCGGTTCATATCAATTTACGCCGGGGCCGGGTGCGCCGTATTCCGATAGCACAGGCGGCAGCGGCAATACTCCAAGCGTTGCGCCGTCTCAAGGCAATAATGGCGGCGCTGGCAAAGGGGCCGTGCCTAACTTTGGCGCTGGTGGCGGTGGCGGCGCGTCGGCTGTAGGTGCTGCCGGAACGACTACTACAGGCGGCAACGGCGGCAACGGTACGGCTTCATCCATTTCTGGCGCATCTGCAACCTACGCAGGCGGTGGTGGTGGCGGCACAACATTCGGTGGCACAGCAGGCACTGGCGGCTCTGGCGGTGGAGCAAATGGCTCAACCAGCAACACAGCTCCATCTGCTGCTACGGCTAATACTGGTGGTGGCGGTGGTGGTGGTGCTTACGCATCTGCCCCCGGTGGTGCTGGTTCCGCAGGCGGCTCCGGCATCGTCATCCTGAAATACAACATCGGCTCTGCCACGATCTTCACCTTCAAGTCCTCGCAGAAGTGGACTGCCCCTGCTGGCGCGGTGAGCGTTGACTATTTGGTGGTGGCCGGTGGCGGTGGGGGTGGTGCCGGTATCGGCGGTGGCGGCGGTGCAGGCGGTATGCGTACCGGAACGGCGCTGTCTATCACGGCAGGTAGCGAATACACCATAACGGTTGGAGCGGGCGGTAGTGGCGCTACATCGGAAGGAACCAAAGGCAGCGACGGGTCTAATTCAGTATTTAGCACGATAACCTCTACTGGCGGTGGCGGCGGTGGCGGCACAACAGGTGTCTCTAGCGCAAACGCAACGGGTCGTACGGGCGGCTCCGGTGGCGGTAACTCTCACCAAGGCAACGGTGCTGGCGGAGCCGGGAACACCCCATCTACATCTCCTTCGCAAGGCAACAATGGCGGCTCGGGATTGGCGGCAGGAACGCCTTACGGTGCCGCAGGTGGCGGCGGTGGCGCATCTGCAGTTGGAAGCAATGCCGCAAGCACCAATGCAGGCGGCGGTGGTAACGGCACAGCCTCATCTATTTCCGGCGGTAGCGTCACTTATGCTGGCGGTGGTGGCGGTTCGGTCGGCGGTAGCGGGTTTGGCTCCGTAGGTAGCGGAGGCACAGGCGGTGGCGGTGCTGGTGGCCCATCAGGCGGTGCGGGCGTTGCGGGAGGAACTAATCTTGGCGGCGGTGGCGGTGGTGGATTTGGTTATGCCCCAAGCGTCACAAACGGCGGTGCAGGCGGCTCCGGCATCGTAATTCTAAAGGTCAACTTCACATGAAGACATATCAGTTAATGGGCATAGATACCGCGATGCATCTCTTGCGGCCCGGTGCAAGGTGGGAAATCAGCAATACTGAAATCACGCGCTGGGAAGACCCGAGGCCGAAACCCAGTTGGGACGAGATTATGTTTACGATTGAAAAGATCAAGGAACTTGAGGACGCGGTGCCGACGATCTTGCTGCCTGAGCAGGCAAAGGCGTTTGAGGATTACGTCGCGCAACTTGAACAGGCGGTCGCGTGAATCTCTACAGCATCTTCCCGACGGCGGTGGCCAAGTTTGAACTCGGTCGTGAGTACACCGCCGAGGAAACTGCCTTTGTGGACTCGCAGGAAACGCACAAAAACCAAGGCAACACCACGAGCAACGACCGCTATGTGCTGCAGCACGACACGATGGCCAACCTCAAAGCGTTCGTCGAGGCCAGCGTGTGCGAGTATCTGCGAAGTATCTACGCGCCGAAAAACGAAGTCGGCTTACGCATCACGCAGTCGTGGCTCAACTACTGCAAGCCCGGTGAGTGGCACCACAAGCACGCGCACCCCAACAGTTTTATCAGCGGCGTTCTCTACATGAAGGCCGCACGCGAGCGCGACAAGATTTACTTTTACCGCGACGGCTACCAGCAGATCAAAGTCCCGACGAACAACTGGAACCTGCACAACTCAGAGTCATGGTGGTTCGAGGTCGGCGCAGGCGATTTGATGCTGTTCCCGTCTAGCCTCACGCACATGGTGGAATCCGTGCAGCAGGAGCGGGTATCGCTATCGTTCAACACTTTCCCAGTCGGCTATGTTGGGGAAGAAGAATCGCTGACGGCGTTGCATCTTGAAAACACTCAAGGCACAGCGCAATGACTTTGCGGAGTTTTATGCAGAATACGCACTTGATGATCTAGGAATCTTCATGCACAAGCTGCCGGTCGCCTTTTTGCCAGTCATTAAGGCCGACATTGAGCAGCGCGGCATGGTTCATCCGATCATTATTTTCAGTCCTTACGAGCAGTACCAGACCGACCCGAATCCGGTGCTGCCCGCAAAGACAAGTTGGAAACGAGAGATACTGAGGGTGTACATGGGACACAAAAGGGTGTGGGTAGCGAGAGACTTAGGCTATACGCACATTTCTGCGTACCATGTACGGAAGGACAAACAGGCCCGAGCGTTATGCGGGCATACGACGATTAAAGAGTTTTGCCCAAATTGAGGATTTAGATATGGCGCACTTTGCAGAGATTGATTCAAACGGCGTGGTGCAGCGCGTCATCGTTGTCGCCAACAAGGATACGGCTGACGCTAATGGCAACGAGATTGAAGCCATCGGCGTTGCCTTTTGCCAGAACCTGCTCGGCGGGAACTGGAAGCAGACGAGCTACAACGCAACCATCCGCAAGCACTATGCTGGCATTGGCTACAAGTACGATGCCGCCCGCGATGCCTTTATCCCGCCAAAGCCCTATCCGTCATGGGTGCTCGATAGCGATTGCAACTGGCAAGCGCCGGTGCCGATGCCGGATGACGGCAAGATGTACACTTGGGATGAAGCCGCACAGGCGTGGGTCGCAAGCGAGGCAGCATGAACTGGAAAGTCACCAAACTGCGTGTGATTGATGTCGGCGATCTCGCCGATGTTGTCATGGCCGTGAGCTATGAGGTCGGCAAAATCACTGGCACGGTGACGATCAAGCCGCCGGGTGCGACCTTTATTCCATTTGCCGACCTGACTGAAGATCAGGTACTCGGCTGGGTTTGGGCCGAAGTCGATAAGGCAGGCATCGAGGCGCGAGCGATTGCAGCGGCAGTGCCTATTGTTGAGTCGGCTGAAAAGCCATTGCCGTGGAGTGAATAAATGACGCAGGGCGTAATCAAGATTTCCGAGTTGCCGGTTGCTACGGCCCCTTTGAGCAACTCCGATGTCACTGTGGTGGTGCAAAACGGCGTCACCAAGAAAACGTCTGTTTCCAACATTAACCCTGACCCGGTTAACGTCAAAGCGTTGGGCGCTACGGGCGACGGCGTAACGGACGATTCCGCTGCTTTCAACGCAGCATGGCAAGCCATCAAGCTGACGGGCGGGAGTATCTTGGTGCCGCCTGGGACTTACCTCCTTAACGCCCAGTGGCTTTGCGACATTGATACCAACGCCCCGCACAACTACGAGATCACAGGTTACGGTGCCACGCTCAAGGCTGGCTCTGCGGTGACGGGCTGGGCCATCAAGGTGTTGGATGGCTTCAACAACTTTGGTCTTAAGATTGAGGGTTTGGGGTTTGACCACCGTAACAACACGACGGTCAACGGCTGCATTCAGGGCATGGGTACGCGAAACCTGCGTATCGTGAAATGTTCTGTGGAAGCCTCGCTCACTAAAGCGGGGTGGGCGGCGGTGCAGCTGCAGAACGCCACATCAGGCGTGGCAGACACCGGGTGCCAGTGGACGACCATCGACGGATTCACTACTCGCGCTCGGCAGGGCGCAAATACGTTTGTCGCGCAGACAACGGCGACCACTACGCTTACCTCCGGCAGTACCTCGATGACGGTCGCTGCGGTTACGGGAACGATTCAAATCGGGCAGACCGTGTTTGACATTGCGGGCATTCCTGTCGGCGGTCAAAACCTTTTGCCGCTTGGCACCATCGTGGTTGCACAGGTCTCTGGCACCACGGGCGGCGCTGGCGTTTACACGCTCTCCAATACCGCGCTCGGCAGCAGCACTACCGACACCGTGGCATTTGCTCAATACAACAGTTATGGCGTGCGAATGATTGGCAGCCAGAACGCGACCAAGATCATCAACTGCTCATTCGCTACGGTGATTGATGCGGTGCGTCTTGATGTCGATGGCGCTGGCAATCCGGCATTTCCGAACGCGGTACGCATCGAGCGCAATGACTTTGAAGGCGTCACCAACGCAATCAAGATTAACTGCGTCAGTCCCGCCACCATCATGCCGTCTGGCCTGATTTGCAACAGCAACCGGGTGGAGTCGGTCTACAGTTATCTCAACATCGGCGGCAATGACACGATCACGGCTGATGCTGCGTCCTTTACAGGGTCAATCACGGCAGGCACAAAGATTCTGACAGTGACAGGCTGCACAGGAACGATTGCGGCAGGTTCGACAATCCGTGGCGCTGGCGTAAACAACCCGTCGGTCATCGCAGCTTATGGCACAGGTGGCACCACAGGCGTGGGCGGCAATGGTACCTATGAAGTCAGTCTGACCGCGCCCGTCACGCTGACCTCTGTGGCAATGACGGTGAGCGGCGTTCCGACGATACTCAATCACTCGAACCCGCCAGTGCTTGGCCCTGACTATGCGGTGGTTGAATCGACGTCGGATCGTTACGTCATCAACCCCAACTATCAGATCGTCTACGGAATGCAGTCAACCTATTACGCTGCATCACTCAGCAAGGCAGGTGGCCCGAACAACTACACTATCATTGCTGAAGGGACGGGTAACAACGTCATCATCAGCAATCTGTCCAATCTTTCTGCATGGAATAGCGCGCATTTAGTGTTGGGCCAGTACCACTATTGGACAGATGCGAGTGGCGTCCTGCGTTCAAAACTCGGAGCGCCATCAAGCGACACCGATGGAACGCCCTACACCAACAACATCAATGCACCTTCGCCGAATGAAGGCAATTTCTTGTATTACGACGCTACGACTTCAAAATGGGTCAATACAGGAAACCTTAGTTTCAATGACAGCACAAACAGCACTTCTGTTGTTGGTGGAAATTTTATCTGGGGCAACGGCAGTACCATCGCGGGCCGTCTGAGTTACGATGCCAACGGCGTTTACGTTGGTGGCTCGACCAACCACCCCATCGTGTTCGATCCCAACAACGTCGAGAGGGCGCGTATTGCGACCGACGGTAACGTGGTGGTCGGAACTGCAGCGGTGCCTACAACGGCGACCTCTGCGTTCTTGTGGATAACGTCCTGTGCTGGCGCGCCGACCGGAGCGCCGACAGCGCCCTATACGAACGCTGCGGCACTTGTGGTTGATACGACAAACGAACGACTGTACGTCCGCGTCGGTTCGACTTGGAAATATGCGACCTTAACGTAAGTTGCAGCGCCGCAACAGTTAGAGTATTGTTTTTACCGTACTGGCCCGGATGACCAGGGTTCCAAAAAGGAACACAAATGGCTGACGAAAATCAGTTGGTTGAGCAAGTAGCGGCAGAAGCCGCGCCGGAAGTGGCGGTCACGGCGACCCCACAACCCGAAGTCGCTGCCCAAGAGGCGGCATCGCCGGAGGAAAAGCCTGCCAAGACGTTTACTCAAGAAGAGTTGGACGCGATGGTCGGCAAGAGGCTTGCACGGGAACGTCGCAAGTGGGAACGAGAGCAAGCGCTGAAGGCACCGGCTGAAAGGTCGGCATCGGAAGCCCTGCCGGATAAGGAAGTAGACCCTGACGCCTACGCGGAAGCCCTAGCGGTCCGTAAGGCCGAAGAACTCCTTGCCAAGCGGGAAGCCGAGCGCCAGCAGCACGAACTCTTGAGCGCCTATCACGAACGCGAAGAGGCGGCACGGGATCGGTACGATGACTTCGAGCAAGTCGCGTACAACCAGAGCCTGCCAATTACGACCGTGATGGCGCAGACGATTCAGGCATCGGATGTTGGGCCAGACGTAGCGTACTACCTAGGCTCCAACCCCCGAGAGGCTGACCGTATTTCCCGCCTGTCGCCCTACCTTCAGGCCAAGGAGATCGGCAAGATCGAGGCCAAATTGGCTGACAATCCGCCGGTCAAAAAGACAACCAGCGCACCGCCCCCGCTGAAGCCGGTAACGGCTAGAGGCACGGCGAACGGCTCTTACGAGACGACAGACCCACGGTCGGTAACGGCTATGAGTACGTCGGAATGGATTGAGGCCGAACGTCGTCGCCAGATCAAGCAGTGGGAAGCGGCGCAGAGACGTTAACCATTTTTTAAAACAGGAGTATTTAACATGGCCAATACCCTTCTGACGATCGATATGATCACTCGGAAGGCGCTTGAGATTAATTTCAGTCTCACTCGGGAGTAATCCCGAGACCAAATAACCGTGTGAATTCGGTGAAACCCATGTAAGATGATTACATGGAAACACCGAGCCAAGGTTTGAGGCGGAAACGACGAGACGACTGCGAACTGGACGAAACGGAACTCGCTCAACGGCGACGGGAAGAAAAGTACAGAGAGCAGAATCGAGAGAAGATTCGGCAACGGATGCGTGACTGGCGAGCTGCAAACCAAGACAAGATCAAGGGTTACAGCAAAAGGTTACGAGACCGGAAGTTTGCGGAGGCAACTCCAGAAGAAGCGGCTCAGATAAGGGCTGCTGAAGCGGAGAAAACCCGAAGACTTCAACGCCAAGTCAAGGATTTGGTTTATGCAGCGTATGGCGGATATATCTGCAAATGCTGCGGCGAAACCGAGCCGATGTTTCTTTCGATTGATCATATAGAGAACAACGGGGCTGCCGAAAGGCGATCCGGCGTGTACAAAGGCGGTGGTAGTGCGTTTTACGCATGGCTAAAGAAGCAAGGCTTCCCGCCCGGATACCAAGTTCTCTGCATGAACTGTCAAGTCGGCAAACACAAAAACAAAGGTGTTTGTCCGCATCATTCAAGGTGTAACGACTAGGGCGAAAGCCCGTACAGCCAAGCGGCTGGAAGCGCACGGCCCCTCCGAAAGAGGGTGAAGAGATAGTCTGCTCTGCAGGGTGACCTGCAGCAGCCCGAAAGGGCGGTCTAGGAAGTAGCGAGCCTAGGCGAACACAAGGTCTGGAAAACAATTTGGTTATTACCCGGAATGTCAATCGCCAGTACGACAACAGTTACGCTGTGGAAGGCGCCAAGATCGGCACTACCCTGCGTATCCGTCTGCCGGACCGCGCCCTTGTGACTGACGGTGCCGCCCTGCAGGTGCAGGACGACAACGAGCAGTTCACCACGCTGACCGTTGCTTCGCAGAAGCACATCGGCGTGAACTTCACGACTGCCGAAATGACGATGCAGTTGGACGACTTCGCCGAGCGTGTTCTCAAGCCGCGTATCTCGCAGCTTGCGGCCTCGATTGACGCGGACGTTGCCAACAGCTTCAACAGCATCTTCCAGTCGGTCGGCACCCCCGGCACCACGCCGAGCAGCACCCAAGTTCTGCTCGCCGCACAGCAGAAGCTCAACGAAGCCGCCGCTGTGATGCAGCCGCGTTATGTCACCGTGAACCCGGCTGCTAACGCCGCGCTCATCGAGGGCATGAAGGGTCTCTTCAACCCGGTCAGCACCATCTCGGCGCAGTTCAAGAACGGTATGTTCGGCGAAGGCATCCTTGGTTTTAACGAGCTGAATATGTCGCAGTCGATCAAGCAGTTCACGACCGGCAGCCGTGCGGCAACCACCACGGTGAGTGCCACGGTGTCCACGCAGGGCGCGACCACGATTACCCTCGTGGGCGTGGACGGACAGACCTTGAAGAAGGGCGATGTGTTCACGGTGGCGAACGTGTTTGCGGTCAACCCGCAGACCCGCGAGTCCACCGGTTCGCTTCAGCAGTTTGTGGTGACTGAGGACATTACTGCGGCCAGCAGCTTGTACACGAACGTGAAGATCAGCCCGGCGATCTACACTTCGTCGCACGCTCTGGCAACCGTCAACTCGTTCCCGCAGGCCGCTGCGGCGGTGACGTTCTTGGGCGGCGCGTCCACGCAGTACCCGCAGAACCTTGTGTACCATCGCGATGCAATTGCCTTCGCCACGGCAGACCTTCTCATGCCGCAGGGCGTTGACATGGCTTCGCGCCAGGTTCACAACGGCATCTCCATGCGCGTTGTTCGTCAGTACGACATCAACAACGACCGTATGCCGTGCCGTATCGACGTGCTGTATGGCTACTCGGTGATTCGTCCGCAGATGGCCGTGCGCCTCTGGGGCTAACCCTTTAACTCACAGGAGTAACTACTCATGTCTCTTCCGAACGGTACTAGTGGGTATCAGTTTAATGCGGGCAACGTCGGCGAAGCCCTGCTGTTTCCGCAGGGCGCCCCGACGGCGCTGACGGCTGCGGCAACGGCAACGGCTGCCCAGTTGGCGAATGGCCTCTTCACGTTCAACGGCACGGCGGGCGATTTGACTCTCCCGACGGTTGCTGACCTTGAAGCGGTCGTCAACGTGGACAAGCCGGATGTGGCTTTCGACTTTTTTGTTATCAACATCGACGCAACCACGGACGACATTACTGTCGCCACGAACACGGGTTGGTCGCTTGTGGGCAACATGAAGGTTGACGAGGCCACCTCGGGGCACTTCCGCGCTCGCAAGACCGGCAGTGGCACTTGGACCTGCTACCGCATCTCGTAATGGCAACGCCCTCGGCGGGGCAACCCGCCGGGGGCACTACCTAAAGGGGTATTGATATGCCTAATACACAGGCGATTGGTGTTGCCTACGCTGACCCGGAGTTCCAAAGCGTTGCCGTCACGGGCGCTGTTTCGGCGGCCAGTGCGTCCGTTACGGGCGCGGTGTCGGCGGGCAGTGTTTCTGCGACGAGCGTGACGGGCACTACGGTCACGGCGAGCGGCAGCCTTGTCATCAAGTCGGCTACGGTCGCGGCGGCAGGCAGCAACCAAGGCACGGCGGCGGCGGTTACGGCGGGCTTTACGCTCGTGACGGGCGCTGACGCAACCAAGGGCGTTGTTCTTCCGGCGGCTTCTGCGGGCCTTGTGGTGATTATCAAGAACGCCGACGCGGCGAACGCGGTCCTCAAGGTCTATCCGGCCTCGGGCGATGCGATCAACGCGCTGGCGGCGAATGCGTCCTACGACATGGCAGCAAAGACCTCGATGCTGCTCGTGGCGTATGATTCGACCACTTGGTACACCGTACCGCTGCTGGCTTCGTAATATGCCGAATATCTACCTGCGACATCCCAAGCATGGCGCCAAAGTCGCTATTTCTTGGAACGAAGCACAGGAAGATATGCAGCAGGGCTGGGAGGAGTTTGACCCTTCCGACCCGGATGATTCAGAATCTCCGGCGTCTCCAGAAATGGAGGCGTCGGAGACTTCTGGCAATGCATTACGGCGTCGTCGCCGCAGGGAGTAACTCATGGCTACCACCGCTTTCGACCAGATCAACGGTGCGCTGCGCTTGATCGGTGTCCTAGCGGAAGCCGAAGCGCCCTCAGCAGCGATGGCGCAGGATGCCCTGACAGCGCTGAATCAGATGATTGATTCGTGGAGTACCGAACGCCTTTCGGTATTCTCCACCATCGACCAAGTGTTCAACTGGCCGCCCTCAACGCGTAGTCGCACGCTCGGGCCTACCGGCGATTTCGTCGGCCAACGTCCCGTTGAATTGGACGATGCCACCTATTTCCGTGATGCCTCGACCAACGTGTCGTATGGCATCAAGATGATTAACCAAGAGCAGTACAACAACATCGCGGTTAAGACGGTAACGTCTACCTATCCGCAGGTGCTGTGGTACAACGCGACCTACCCCGACATTGAGATTTACATTTATCCGGTGCCCTCGCGGGTGCTGGAATTCCACTTTGTGTCGGTGCAGCCGCTTTCTCAGCCTGCTGCGCTAGACACCGTGCTGGCGTTCCCGCCGGGCTATCTGCGAGCATTCCGTTACAACTTGGCCTGTGAGTTAGCGCCGGAGTACGGCGTCGAGCCGTCGCAGCAGGTGCGCCGTATTGCGATGTACAGCAAGCGCGATCTCAAGCGCATCAACTTCCCAGGCGATGTGATGGCGATGCCTGCTGCGCTGATGGTCAATCGTCCGCGCTTTAACATTTACACCGGCAACTTCTGATGAAGTCCCCGATTCTGGGTAGCAGCTACGTTATTCGTAGCATTAACGCTGCCGACAATCGGATGATTAACTTGTACCCCGAGGTCATTCCCGAGGGCGGCAAGGAGCCTGCGTATTTGCAACGCTGCCCCGGTTTAACGCGAGTCGTTACAGTCGGCAGCGGCCCGATTCGCGGCCTTTATAGCCTCTACAACATTCTCTATGTGGTCAGCGGCACCGAGTTCTACAAAGTCAGCGCAAGTTACGTTGCGACCAAGATCGGCGATGTGACAGGCACTGGCCCCGTGTCGATGGCTGACAACGGTACGCAAATTTTTGTTGCGTGCAATCCTGACTCGTACATCTACAACACCGACACGCTCGCGTTCGCGCAGATTACGGACGAGGACTTTCCCGGCGCGGTAACGGTCGGCTACCTTGATGGCTACTTCGTGTTTAACGAACCTGATAGCCAGCGCGTATGGGTCACGCAGTTACTTGATGGCCTCTCCATTGACCCACTTGACTTTGCCTCCGCTGAAGGTTCGCCTGATGGTTTGGTGTCGCTCATCATCGACCACCGTGAAGCGTGGCTTTTTGGCACCAACAGCGTCGAGGTCTGGTACAACAGCGGCGAGGCGGACTTTCCGCTTTCTCGTATTCAAGGCGCGTACAACGAAATCGGCTGCATTGCGCCGTACTCCGTCGCCAAGATGGATAACAGCGTCTTTTGGCTTGGCGCCGACGCTCGCGGCCAAGGCATCGTCTACCGGGCACAAGGCTACCAAGGCGTTCGCATTTCTACGCACGCCGTCGAGTTTGCCATTCAGCAGTACGCCGACCTCTCAGATGCCACGGGCTACACCTATCAGCAGGACGGCCATACGTTCTATGTGCTGAACTTCACGGGCGCGGATACGACCTGGGTGTATGACGCCGCAACCGGCTCATGGCATGAGCGTTCAGGATTTGTGAACGGTGATTTCACGCGCCATCGCGGTAACAATCATGCTCGCTTCAACGGCCAACCGCACGTTGGGGATTACCAAAGCGGCAAGATTTATACCTTCAGTTTGGATGTCTACGCAGACGACGGCAACGTGCAGAAATGGCTTCGATCATGGCGTGCGTTGCCCACGGGGTCTAACACCTTAAAGCGCACGACGCATCACTCGTTGCAGATCGACATGGAAACGGGCGTCGGCCTTGCAGGCTACGGGCAAGAGGACTACCAGTATCTTGGCAGCGAAGAGAATTTGGTACTCGAAACCGAAAGCGGGCTGGACTTGATTTTAGAATTTACGCCGACCGTAGGCGCGGTGCCGCAGATTATTTTGCGATTTAGTGATGACGGCGGCCATATGTGGAGCGAAACGCGGCAAACCTCACTTGGTCGCATTGGCAGAACCGGCACTCGCGCTATCTTCCGTCGCCTTGGCATGACGACGCGTTTGCGCGACCGCGTGTACGAAATCAGCGGCACCGACCCTGTAAAAATCGCCATCAATGGCGCTGAACTCCATGTTTCGGAGACGGCGTACTAATGGCTAACATCACCAACATTCCCGCCCCTCGCGTGCCGTTCATTGACGAGCGGACGGGCCTCATTTCGCGTGAGTGGTTTCGGTTCCTCAATAACCAGTTTGTGCTAACGGGTAGCGGCACGACCGCGACCAGTATTGCAGACCTTGAAGTCGGTCTTGGGTTATCACCTGATACGGACGATGTGACGGCAGTGCTGCAGTCGGAGATACAGGCGCTGAATTTGCATCCGCCGCCGGAGCAGCGCGTTTTTGCCGACTATGCGATGGTGTACGACACCACGAACCATACGGCGGTTGCCATCAATACGGCGTATGCGGTGACGTTTAACACGACTGCCTATGCCCGTGGCATCCGCATCGGCTCGCCGACTTCGCGTATCCTTTGCAATCGTCCGGGCGTTTATAACTTTATGTTCTCTGCCCAAATCGACAAGACCTCAGGCGGCACGGGTAACATATGGCTGTGGGGTCGCAAAAACGGCACCGATATTGCGGATTCTGCGTCCCGCATACAGATTCAAGGCAATAACGCTGAACTTGTCGCTACGGTCAATTTCTACGTTGAAATGAGCAACGGCGACTACTTTGAATTGATGTATGCCGTCGATGACACGTCGGTCCTTATCTTGGCCGAAGCCGCGACGGCGTTTGCCCCGGCTGTCCCGTCAGTCATTCTTACTGTGAACCAGGTGAATATATGACCGTCAACCTTTCAGCGTTTGCGGGTGCAGGCGCACAGTTTTTCACCGACGATGGCGAAGTGCTGTCGGGCGGCAAGATTTATAGCTACAACGCAGGCACAACGACGCCGCGCACAACCTATACGTCTTCTACAGGCACGCAGGCAAACCCTAATCCAATCATCTTGGATTCAGGCGGCAGACTGCCCGAGGATATGTGGCTGACGGCAGGGGCAACGTATCGTTTCGTGTTGGAAGATTCCACCAACGTACAGATTGGTGCTTACGACAACATTCCCGGCATCAACGATGGCTCTGTTATTTCAGTGCCGTTCTCGTCGATTACCGCCAAACCCACCACGCTCGCGGGCTACGGCATCACCGATGGCATCACGGCGGCAACGGCTGCAGCAACCTACGCGCCCAAAGCCTCGCCCACGTTTACCGGCACGCCGTTGATCCCTGACAACGCTGCGAGCAGCACTGATTACCCAGTCGGCTATCGAGAAGCGCCGCGTAACGCGCAGACGGGCAACTACACACTCGTTCTCGCAGATCGCGGCAAATCGGTCGTCATGGGCGATGGCACGGCGACGGCAATTACGGCCACAATTCCGGCAAATAGTTCGGTTGCGTTCCCGATTGGCACCGTCATTATCTTCGTCAACATCAACACCGTCGGCCTCTCGATTGCCATTACGACCGACACGCTGACGCTGGCGAATAGCACGACGACCGGCACCCGTACCTTGGCGCGTAATGGCCTTGCCACCTGCGTCAAAATCAATACGACCTCGTGGCTCATCAGCGGGGCAGGGCTGACCTAATGGGTGGCGCTACGCTTGCAGCCGCGATTGCAGGCACGACCGGCGGAGCCGGTGCGGGCGTCTTTGACCTATCCGAAGGCGCGGGCACCATTAGCATCCCGTCAGGATTTACCTCGCTTTCCATTGAGGTATGGGGCGGGGGAGGCGGTGGCGGCTTTGGCACCGTGACCTACTCAGGCTTCCCTGAGTTTGAGCCGCAGGACGCGCCGGGAGGCGGCGGCGGGTCGGGCGCCTATAGCCGCACAGTCGTTGCGATTGTTGTCGGCGATGTCGGCAAAACGATTGCGTATGGCGTCGGCGCTAAAGGCGCAGGAGGCGTTCTCGGCAACCCGACGGGCTACGCAGGGGGCACCTCTACGGCCTACTCTGGCACGTTTACCATTGACGAGATGATCTGTACGGGCGGCAACGGCGGCTATGGCGGCCTTGGCGTGAACGGCGGTCGGCAGGGTACGGGCGGCACGGCGACGGGCGGTAACACGACCAATACCAACGGCAACGGCGGAGCGGTCTACGACCAGTCAGGCGCAGCGGCGGTTGCGGGAGTAAACTCGCTCACGGGCGGCGCGGGCGGCAACGGCGGCGACCCCGAAGTCGGCGGCAGCGCCGGTAGCGATGGCGTCAACGGGCGCGTCAGATTCGTATTCAGTTGAGGTCACTATGGCAGTTCAAGTCAAAGTCCTGATACCGGCAAAAATTGCAGAGTCCTCGCAGACCGCGCAGTACACCGCGACCAATGTGACTACCATTATTGACAAGTTTACGGCGACGAATTACGACACTGTAGCGCGGACGATCTCGGTCAACCTTGTGACCATCTTGGACACCGCCGGTAACAACAACCTTGTCGTCAAGACCAAAACCCTGCTGCCCTCGGAAACGTACACGTTCCCTGAGATTGTCGGGCAGGTGCTAGCGCCTGGGGGCTATATCTCGACGATTGCCTCGGCGGCAACGGCGATTAACATTCGCTCGTCGGGGAGAGAGATTTCGTGACGGAATTGATGACAAAAGCAATGTCAGCACTTGCGGCGATTGAATCGCCAGAGCAAGCCGAAATTGCTTTGCTTGAATTGCCTCAAGCTGAGTGTCCGGTAACACACTACTTCGGTCCCGGCGTGGCAATCCGCGAGGTACGGCTTGCCGCAGGCACTCTAGCCGTGGGGCACCACCAAAAACATCCGCATTTGAATGTTTTGGTCAAAGGCAAGGTAGCCATGCTTCAAGCCGACGGGATGCTGCGTACTATTGAAGCGCCGTTAATTTATACGGCCGAGCCGGGGCGTAAAGTCGGGTACGTACTAGAAGACACAATATGGCAAAACGTCTACAACACCGATCTCACAGACGCCGCGGCGATTGAAGATTGTTTTATCGAAAAAAGCGAATACTGGCAGCAGAAAGAGCTTGCCGCGCACGCAGAGCGCCAGTTTTCGCGAGCGGTAGATCGGCAAGACTTTGAAGTGTTGTTGACCGAGTTAGGCGTGTCTGCTGACGCAGTGCGGGCGCAAACCGAAAACGCAGACGATCAGCAGTGGGTAGATTGCGGAATCGTTCGCGTCGCGTCTTCGGACATCGAGGGGCAAGGGCTTTTTGTTACCGCCCCTGCTTCGGCTGGCGAAGTCATTTGCGCCGCCCGAGTCGATGGCAAACGCACTCAAGCCGGCCGATATGTAAACCATTCAGTTACGCCAAACTGCCGTATGGTGCTGCGGGAGACTGGCGATATTGACCTCGTAGCGTTGATAGACCTTGACGGATGCCTAGGCGGTAGCGTAGGGCAAGAACTTACTATAGATTATCGGCAAACTTTGGCGCTTTCTGGCGTCGAATTGCCGACGCAGGAGCTTGTATGTCAGCCATAGCAGCAGCAATCGCAACCAGCGCAGTAGTCGGTGCCTATTCTGCAAAGAAGGGGGCGCAAGCTCAAGCCGATACCAGCAGAGAAGCCGCGCAGGTACAACGCGAAATTTTCCAAAAGCAAACGGAATTGGCGGAGCCATTTCGCCAAGCAGGAATTATTTCGCAGAACGAGCTAATGCGTTTGCTCGGTATTGGCGGCGATACGACTGCGCCGGATTACGGAATGCTGACTCGTGGTTACCGGCCGGAAGATTTGCAGATGGACCCTGGCTACCAGTTTCGGCTTGGCGAAGGCATGAAAGCCTTAGAGCGCAAACTGTCTGCCGGCGGTCGAATGTTTTCTGGCGGTGCTTTAAAGGCCGGCCAACAGTACGGCCAAGAACTTGCGTCACAGGAATACATGAACGCTTTTAACCGCGCTCAAGCTCAGCTTGGAACGCGGCTTGGAACTCTAGGTAGCTTGTATGGCGCAGGCCAAGCGGCGGCGCAACAGGTTGCAGGGCAGGCGGGCCAGTACGGCGAAAACGTCGGAAACTTGTTGATGGCGGGCGGCGCTGCTCGCGCCTCTGGTTACGCCGGGGTAGGCAATGCGCTCAATCAAGCGCTTGGTCAATACCTTAACTATCAGCAAGGTCAGAACGTGCTGAAAGCATTGAAGGGGTAATGTATGCCAATTAATCCGCAGATTGTTGTGCCGCAAGTTCAAGGCATACAGCTAGAAAACCCGCTTGCACTAGCCCGAAACGCGATGGCGATTCAAGAGGCTAGATCGACTATTGCCACCAATCAGTTAAAGTCTAATCGGGCGGCACTAGCAACGTCTATTTTCAAGCAAAACGCAGGCAAACCACCAGAAGAAATTGCTAACGCGTTATTTGCGGCCGGCCTTCCCGACGAAGCCGAAAACGTAATGAAATATCAAACGGCAGGCGGGCAATCAACCAAGGCACGCCGCGAAGCAGAAGTAGCCGGTTTGCAACTGCTTGGCAGCGAAGCCGGTGCTTTTGCAAACGATCCCGCATCGCTTAACAAGGCATCAATCCTGCCTTGGGCCACAGCTGCCGTAGATCGCGGATTGTTGTCAAAGGATGCTTTGGCGCGATTCCAAGCCATGCCCGATGACCCGCAAGCGCTATCTGCCGCCATGCGCCGTTTGCAGGTGCAGGCGCTGACGCCTATTCAACAATTAGATACACAGATTATTCAGCAAGACTTGGGCGGCAGTACGCGAGCGATGCGTGTACCAAAATTGGGCGGGCCGGGTGAAGTGGTGCCGGGATCGGAGGCGACGGTGACGCGTTCACCAAATGCACAAACTCTAAATGTTAATTTGCCGCCGCTTGAAAAAGAGGAAAAAGGCGCAAAAGGAAAGTTAAACGTAAGCATATATGAAGAAATCCGGAATCGCGCTTCTTCGGCAGCTCGATTGTTGCCGAAAATTCAAGCGTCAAGAGCAGTGCTTGATAAAGGATTTGAGACAGGATTTCTTGCGCCTGCTAAAGCAGAAGCTGCGCGATTTTTGTCGGCAATCGGCGTTCAAGATGCAGCAAAATTTGCTGCGGACGCTCAAACTTTCAAAGCAACCGCACAAGAACGCGTGCTTGAACGTCAATTGGAACAAAAGGGCGTTCAAACAACGTCTGACGCGGCTCGAATGGAGCAGACGTTTGTGCGGCTTGGAAATGAAACTGAAGCAAACAGATTTTTGTTTGACGTTGCTGAAGCGCAAGCCAAGTACGAAATTGAAACTAGAAAGTTTTGGGATAGTTATTGGAACAAAAACGGCACTTACGAAGGTGTTGAGGATGCTTGGGACAAGGCCGGCGGATCACGCTCGTTGTTTGACGATCCTAAATTGAAAAAGTATGTTCAACCTGCCGTTACTGTAACAGCACCAGACGGAAAAACTTATACATTCCCAAATCAAGCAGCAGCAGACAAATTCCGTAAAGACGCGGGGTTGTAATTATGGCGGTTGATTACGAAGCGTTAGCAAAAAAGCATGGCGGTCAAGGCGTTGCTGCGCCAGAGAAGGTTGACTATTCAACGCTAGCGCAACAGGCTGGAGGAACGCTTGTCAGCGAAATCCCGCAACGCACCGGACTTGATTTAGCTGCGCAATACGGGGGCGTTATAAACAGGGCAGTAGCGCCGTACCTTATTGCATCACGCGTTCCTTACGGCGCGCCAGCGCTTGCGGCAACCGATTTAATTACAAGTCTTGTTAATGTTGGCGCTCAAGCAATGGGCAAAGAGCCGCCGTTGATGACTGGATCGCAAGCGATTCAGTCGATGTTGCCAGAAATAGCTTTTCGAGAGCCAGAAACCAAGCCCCAGCGAATTATAAGTGCGGGCGCGGAAGCGGCAACTGGCGGAAAAGTAATAGCGAACAAATTATCTGAATTGACAAGCATATTAGGTCCAAGCCGGACAAAAAATGTCCTCACAGAACTTGGCCGAAAAGAAGACGTACAGGCTGCTGTTGCTGCGGGAAGCGCAATAACGCCTCAAACTGCGTTTGAGTATTTCGGCGTTACCGATCCCACGCAGTTAGCATTGCTTGGCGTTGCGGGTGGCGTTACGACTGCTGGAGGTGCCGCTGCCATTCGCGGCAAGCCGCTCACTTCTACGCAATTACGAGAAACTTCAACTAAACGGTATGGAGAGGCGGAAGCAAGTGGCGTTATATTTGCTCCTCAATCTTACGACAATGTGGTGGCGACGATTAGACAGAGATTGGCAGATTCGGCATACAACCCTCGATCTGAGTCGCCAATCAAGAATGTATTAGCGGCTTTAGATGAGAAAAAAGGAATGCCGCTCGACGCAAAAGAGTTTGATAAGTTGCGTCAAATTTCAAACGATGCTGCCGCAAGCAATGATCGGGCAACTAAGCGGCTTGCTAAAATAGTTATTAAAGAACTTGATAATTTTGTTGATAACGCAAAACCAAATGACATTGTGTCTGGAAACCTCGCGCAATATCAAGGAGCAATTAAATCTGCTCGGGATGCTTATGCGCGTGCGATGCGTGGAGAAGAGGTAGAAGAACTTATACGCCGAGCACAACTTGCCGGAGGTTCAACGGCAGATTACCGTCGTGAATTTCGTAATTTCCGCAATAGCCGCGATTTTAGAAAACGGATTAAATCGTTTACGCCAGAACAAATTGCCGCAATCGAAAAAACAGCAGAAACGGGCGGATACATTGATATTTTAGATAGGATTGGTGAGTTGTCGCCGATAGCGCGACATGGGTATGGTTTGCCTGCAAATGTAATCGCTGCGCTTGGCACTTCAGTAGCGGCGGACATAACGCCGCAGTCATACCTTAACCCCGAAAACTTTTTGTACTTAACGGGAGCAAGCACTGCGTCAAGACTTGCGGCAAATCAATTAGCGGCTCGTCGCGCTCGCATCGCGGGTGAATTGATGCGCGATCCGCTAGGCACGCGTCAAAACGTACTTAGCGGGCCGCAAATTGCGTTTCCAACTGGCGTTAACGTAATTGAGCAATCGCCAGTTCTTAACTATCTGGCAGGGCAATAACCATGCTCAAAGGCGCACTCAAATCCAAAACCGTATGGTTCAACGTGCTGCTGGCGCTGCTCGGCGGCCTCGAACTAATGGGCGCACATCTGACGACGCTGTTCGGCTCGCAAGTTGCTGCCGCCATCATGCTTTCTGGCGCCGTAGCCAATCTCGCGCTGCGGGCTATTACTACGCAGTCATTGCAGGAGAAGGGCGGTGGATGAGGCGCAGGTGTTATTCAACGTCATTGTCGGCGTGGCCGGAATGTTTGGCGGCTGGATACTGAACAACATTAGCCGCTCGATTGAGCGTCTGGATGCCGACGTTCGTGAGATGCCGCACACCTACGTCTCCAAGGCTGACTATAAAACCGACATCGCCGACATCAAAGAGATGCTCGGCAAGATATTCGACCGCTTAGAGACTAAGGCCGACAAATGATCAGTGCTATCGTGTGGCGTGTGGCGCCATACGCACTTGGCCTTATCATCATTGTCGTAGGGGCGATGGGGGCGCTACATAACGCAAAGGAGTCTGGTCGTGCCGAACTCAAACCGCAGGTTGAACGACTGGAGGCCACGCTCGCCGCTGAACGCGTTGATCGAGCGCGTGCTGAAAAAGCTGCGGATGCGTACCGATCCGAAATGGATGCTCTTCGCAGTCGTCCTGTTCCTCGTACTCCTGTCCGGCTGTGCGTCGAAAAGCGCATTGATGTGCCCACCCAGTTCACTCCCGCCGACCGTGCTACTCGAACCACCGCCCCCGCCGGGCGCTATGACGAAACGGCTGGATCAAATCTTGAAGCAGGGCCAGACATCAGCGCCGACCTCTACGACCTCGCCGGACGCTGTGACGCCGAAATAGCCAAACTCCGCGCTTTGCAGGGATGGGTTAATGACGTTCGATGAAGCCTTTACCGCGCTGATGAAGCATGAGGGCGGCTACAGTGACCACGCCGCTGACCCTGGCGGCAAGACGCGTTTTGGCGTCACCGAGGCGGTAGCGCGGCAGGAAGGCTACCGCGGTGAGATGCGCGACTATCCCTTCGAGGAGGCCAAGCGCGTCTACAAGAAACTCTATTGGGACTCCATGCGTCTCAATGACGTTCGCCCTGAATTGCGGTTCGACCTTTTTGACTTTGCGGTGAACTCTGGCGTCGGTACTGCCGTGCGTCACGCGCAGCGAATCTTGGCAGTCAAAGACGACGGCGTACTCGGCACCGTGACGCTAAACGCGATGGCGACCGCAAACTCCGCAAGGTTTGCCGCGAAGCTAAATGGTCAGCGCCTGCTTTTGATGACTTCGCTCCCGACCTGGAACGCTTTTGGACGCGGGTGGGCGCGTCGGATCGCCGAGAATCTAACCCGCTAGGGTTGCCGCAAGGTACATCGCCTGTAGCGCTGCGACCGCATCAGCGGCATCTCGCGCCTCGTACCACTCGCCCCGTGGCTGCATGATCGCCTGAAACCGCTTCTGGCCCTCTGAGAGCCGCCCGCCCTTAGCCTTGACCTCGACCCAGCAGGCCCACGCTAAACCGTCCCGCATGGGCTTTACGGCAAGAAGATCAGGGATGTCGTGGCCCGCCGAAGCAAAGTCGATGACCTCAAACCCTGCCTGACGCAGGGCATGGACTATTTCCGCGTGGTTGGTGTCTCGACGTTTGGCGTAGCGCATGAGGCTACCTTATCACGCAAGCGTGTCACGCCGCGCTCAGTAAAAAGTTCCCTGACCATCCCGCACAGATTTGGGTCGCCGAGAACGTCTTTGGGGTCTGCCTCGCGGATCAGCGGGCCGACCTGACCTTTCAGCCAATCTTTGCGTATCTCGCGGTCGCTCCACTCGCCAACCCCGATGCGGGCAAGGTAAGCCGCCGCAAGATGCAACTTGCCGAGCGTCGTGCCGATGCGCTCATCCCAATGCCGGATGCAGGACTGCGTGGGATAGGTGATGTCGCTACTTGTCGTGAGAGGCTGATTCATTTACCGAGTCGCTCCAACATCTCGCGTGCCTGGTACGCACGCAACGGCGGCACCGTGTCCGCCTTGATCCACTTCGCCACAGCCTGTCTGCTGACGCCAAACCGGCGTGCGATCTCAGAGGCTGACCCAAACGCTTTTAGCAATGTCTTGATGTCCATGTAGCGGACGATACGCAACGTGAGTTGACAAGTCAAATATCATGCGTATGATTGCTCTCGGGGATTGGCCCCACGGAGATAAACATGAGTGAACAGCAAGAAGGCCGTGACCTTCAAGAAATGTCTGAAGCCTATGCCGAAGCGCAAGTCCGCGCTGAGATTGCCGCCTGGCAATGCCTCGTCGGCATCCAAGAGTTAAACCGCATCGAGCAGGAAACCGCGACCGCATGGTCGAATGGTCTGCGTGAAATCATTGACGCCATCGACAAGGCGCGAGCCGAACTTGGGAGAACACAATGAGTCAGTCAGATTCTATTGCTGAACTTGCATACGCGTTAGCCAAAGCGCAGGCCAACATTACAGGTGCGCTCAAAGACAGTAGCAATCCTTTCTTCAAGTCCAAGTACGCTGACCTTGCAGCGTGCTGGGATGCGTGCCGCAAGCCGCTTACCGACAACGGCCTCGCCGTCATCCAGACCATCGAAATCGGCGAGAGTCACGCAGTGCTGGTGACGACGCTCGCTCACTCAAGTGGTGAATGGATTAAGTCGTTCTGCCCGATTCTCACCAAAGACGACAGCCCGCAGGGGCAGGGCAGCGGCATTACCTACGCACGGCGCTATGCGCTCGCAGCGATGGTTGGCCTCGCGCAGATTGACGATGACGCAGAAGCCGCGCAGGGCCGCAACAAGCCTGCGCCGCAGCAGGATGCGGGATTGCTCGCCAAGATCGCTGCGACGACGACGGCAGAGGAACTGAGCAAGCTTTACAACAGCGTTCCGCAGGACGTGCGTGAGGCGCACATCGAGGTCTTCAAGGCTCGCAAGAAGGCACTTGCATGAGCATCCACTACTACAGCCAGATGACCGAAGGGGAATTGGTGGGGCACGTCTTGGCACTTGCTGACGATGCCTCCGAACTCTCGCAAGTGCTGGCGCTGCGGCTACGGTCGCAGACCAAACTGCGTGCCGATGCAGAGATGCGGGCGCAGATTGCACAGGAGCGTATCTATCGCTTAGAGCGCGAGATACGCGAACTTAAAACTTTGGCAGAAAGAGAATGATTTTGCACGGCTGGGCTGGGCGCGGCAGGGCGAGGCATGGCGGGGCGTGGCAGGGCGAAGCAAGGCATGGTTTTTTTCATAGGAGTGAACTAAATTGAAAACGATTAACGTAGAAATTCGCGGCAACACGCCGCTGTTGATTCACCGTTTTGCGGAGCAAGCAGAGCAAGCAAAGGCTACTCGGCGCGTCGTCGTAGACAGTTACGACCCGCGAGCCGAAGCGACAAAAAATGCTTACATTGCAGCAGACGGCACGTTTTATTTTTCGGCGTTTGCGATTCCGAACGCGATGGCGTCGGCAGGCAGCAATCACAAGATGCGCGGCTCTCGCAAGACGTTGCGATTCGTGGTGCCGAGCGCAGTGCGCGTGACGGCAGACACCGTAACAATCTTGAATGGCTCCGGCCCCGCGCAGAACTTTGAGGTAGATGGTCGGCCTGTGACGATCCCGGCGACCAAGGGGCGCATCATGCGATACCGCCCTCGATTCGATTGTTGGGGTGCAGAATTTTCGTTAGTGGTAAACGACCAGATGTTGTCCCTTGAGGATGCCCAACGCTTGCTTACTGAGGCAGGTGAGTCTATCGGCATCGGTGATTTTAGACCTGAGAAGCGCGGCCCCTTTGGCACATTTCGGGTGACGAGGTTTGAAGAGGTTTAACTAGATACGGCACGGCAAGGCCAGGCTAGGCATGGCAAGGCCAGGCTAGGCATGGCAGGGCGAGGCGAAGCATGGCAAGGCTTGGAGTGGCAGGGCGAGGCAAGGCTGGGCTACGCGGTGCTTGGTGGGGCATGGTAAGGCTCGGCATGGCATGGCATGGATTTTTTTAGGGAGACAAAAATGGATCAGCGAACACCAGAATGGTTTGCCGCACGCTGCGGCAAGGTGACGGCCTCGAAAGTTTCTGAGATTGCAGCAAAGGTGAAGGGCGGCAAAGCGGCTGCATCTCGTAAGAATTACATGGCTCAATTGGTTTGCGAAAGGCTCACGGGTAAACCCAAGGAAGGGTTTACTGATGCAGCAATGCAGTGGGGAACGGATCAGGAACCGTTTGCCCGTGATGCCTACTCCGCAAAGACGGGCGAGTTGGTGACAGAAATCGGCTTTGTGCAGCACCCGCGCATTGCTATGGCAGGCGCGTCACCAGATGGCATTGTGTCACCGAGTGGCATAGTTGAGATTAAATGCCCAAACACGGCAACACACATTGAATACTTGCTCGATCCCGAGCCGCCACAAGAATATTTTTATCAAATGCAGTGGCAGATGGCGTGTTGCATGGCGGACTTTTGCGATTGGGTGTCCTACGACCCGCGTATGCCCGCGCACTTGCAGTTGCTGATCGTTCGCATACCGCGTGACGATGACACCGTGCGAATGCTCGAACACGAAGTAGAGACGTTTTTGGCAGAGTTGGATGAAAAGGTCAAAGCATTGCAGGAGTTGAAAGTATGAAGTACGAACAGAAACCAAACACCGCAACCGTCTTCAAAAACGAAGACAAGCGGCCCGACCAGGTGATGAAGAACCCTGACGGCAGCGAGTGGGTACGAAAGGATGCCGATTACAAAGGCAGCGGTATTTTCAACGGCATGGCCTGCTGGGTCGATGTCCACGAAAAAGTCAGCAAGAAAGGCGAGACGTATTTTTCGATTAAGGTCAAGCCCAAAGGTCAGCCTGCGCCTGCGAAGAAAGCCGCGAGCGGCGGGATGACCGAAGAGAACTGGGCGACCTTTAAAGACGACGAAATCGACTTCTGATGAAACGCATACTCTCATTAGGCGCCGGGGTGCAGTCATCGACGCTTGCGCTGATGATTGCTCGCGGCGAACTTGAGCCGATTGATGCCGCGATTTTTGCGGACACCGGCTGGGAGCCGCCGAAGGTCTACGACTGGCTGAATTGGTTGGAGACGCAGTTACCGTTTCCCGTTTATCGGGTTCAGCGAGGAAATCTGCGCCAGGATGCAATCAATCGCAGCAAACACACCTCCGGTCGTGTTGCTGCGATTCCTTGGCATATGGTGATGCCGAACGGTGACCGAGCGATGGGGCGCAGGCAATGCACTAAAGAGTACAAGCTTGAACCCATCACGAAGAAAACCCGTGAGTTGGTCGGCCTTGTGCCACGGCAGCGTGCGAAAGCAATTCTTTGCGAAATGCTCATCGGCATCAGCACCGATGAAGCCATGCGGATGAAGCCTGCCCATGAGAATTGGAAGCGTCACCGTTGGCCGCTGATTGAAAAAGGCATGAGCCGGTGGGACTGCCTGCGATGGATGGAGCGTAACGGCTACGGCGAGCCGCCAAAGTCAAGTTGCATTGGTTGCCCGTATCATTCCGACCATGAATGGCGGTCAATCAAAGCAGACCCGGTATTGTGGGCTGATGCCCTTGAAGTAGACGCTGCGATCCGTTCGCAGCCAAAGATTCGAGGGCAACAGTTTATGCACCGCTCTTGCGTGCCGCTTGCAGAGGCCGACCTTTCCACTGCTGCGGATCATGGGCAGGTTGATATGTTCAACAACGAATGCGAAGGGATGTGCGGCGTATGATTAGCGAAGAGCG